ATTGCACCAGGATATTCTCTTTGAAGATGTTCTGCAAGTTCATTCTTGCTCATCATTCCACCTTCTATTTCCATTCTATATATTTTTCCTTCCCAGACTACATCAGCAACAAATGATTCTTTCGCCACTTCTGGTTCTGAACTATTAATATAAAGGTTGCCGTTGAAATCGCCAGAGATGTTTACTGACTCTGACATAAATTGCTTAAAGTTTTTCATTAGTTACAGTTCCAACGACGGAGGGCTTTGTTGATTCTTGAATCTGGGTCTCTCGCAGTTTCTGCAGAGGTTAATCTTTTTTTCATACCTTTCATTCTGCTACAGAATGATTTACGACGCGCTGCTCTTTTACCAGTTGGTTTCTTTTCAGTTACAGCAGTTTGAAGTTTTGAACCTGGGTTCTCGCGACGATACGCATCAACTGCTTTTTGACTTAAACCATCGGTATTATCTTTGCGATTCACTGACTGCCAATCTTCACTTACCTGCAAAAACTGTTCGCCTGGTTTGATGTCAGAAACATAGAATGTTTGAACTTTTGCGCCAGGATAAACTTTATTAATTTGATCCTGAACTTCACTTCTATTTGGTTTTGAGATTTGTGGGAAAAATAGTTTCATACCATAGTATTTTCCCCTCCAAACGAAGGTTGTTAAAATGATATTTCCAGTTTTTGATGGAATACGTGTTACTTCTTCAAGATTAGTTTCTTCTGGGACGCAGTTTGGAACCAGTTTTTTGCCTTTCTTTTTCATTCCAACTTGCTTATATCCATCCCAACATGCTTCGTCCATTTCTCCGCCTGCAACATAGTCTGCTGCAGTATCAATGTAGTCTGCTGCTTTGGTAATCTTGGACTGAACCCATGCTTCTAAATTACCCTCACCATTTTTTACTTTGGTTTGCAATCTTCTAACAGCATCAACAATAGTATTCAGTTCAGAACGTGCCATTGAGTATTCTTCATCTTTCACAGAAACTTTATCCCATGCCTTTTCGCCATAGGAACATTCGGATCTTGACTCTCTTTTCTTACAAAGAGGACAATATCTTTCTTCTTCGTGCATTTCCATTTCTTCCTTTTTAGTTCCCCAGTTAGCAGCACCAACCTTGCGACACTTAACCAGTGCTCCTGAAGCATATGCACTTGGCCAAACATCGTATCTAGACTTTACCTTGTTGTAGCAAGCATCTTTTTTACCGCTACCTTTTCCTGGTTTGTCTTTTACTTCTTGAATGTCCATCTCTTCAGTTCTAACGTTTGTTGGTTTTGCACCACCAGTTTTTTGTGGTTGATTTGGATCTTGCCTATTCTTTCTTCTTCTTGCTCTTTCTTCTTCATCAGCACTAAGATTGCGCTTCATTTTAGAACTTCCACATTTTGGTGTAGAAGTTTGTCCAGGTTGACGAGCACAGGGTTTTCCTGCATATTTACCACCAAGTTGAACCCATCCTTTTTTACCATCGGAGGATTTTGACTTATTAAACCAATCGTGAAGACCTTCATCTCCAGATTTAGTTTTTTCGTTAATTTGGTGGTTCATTCAACTGGTTTTGATTTAGTTTCTTCACCTTTTGCTCTTTTTCTTCTTGCTGCACAATGTGCGCGTTGAGAAAATCCTTTTGGATTAGAGCAATCAATACTCTTTTTATATTTATTCGTCCACTCTTCTTGAAACTGTTTAAACGTCTTCATTTTTGGACTGCTGCTTAATTAATTTAGCAAGTTCTGCGGTAGACCCAACAAATAGTGCATTTGTGACGTTGGTTGGACCTTTTGCAACGTTTTCTTCTTCAACATCCTTTAGTTTCTTTTGAAGTTCCATCAACTTATCAGTTGCGTCTGCAACATTCTTGATAAGTTGACCAGCGACTTCATATGCTCTTGGCATTTCACTTTCCTGTGCCAATTCAAGAATACCATTAATTGCTTCTTGACCTTTTTCTATTAGAGAATATAAATTGCCTCTGGTATATTCATAATCTTTTTTTATGTCTTCGGTAGAAAATTCTTTCTGTTCTGGTCTCTTTTCTATAGACACTTCAACTTCTGGATGAACTAAATCTCCGGAGACATTAAAGGTATCATTTAAACCATCAAAGTTTTTTGTCATCTTCATACAAATCCACCATCAAATCCAAAGTCATCCCCTAACTCAATTAACGCATTATCTGATGCCGTAATAGTTCCAACACCAGTACCGGTTACGTGTGATGCTGCTGTAGTTCCATCTTGAGCACGTTTTACCGTCAGTGTGTTGTTAGTAACTTTACTGACATACATTGATTCATCATCAATTACAATATAAGTATTTTCTGTAATAGAAGATGCATCATCAACAGATATTGATGTTACTGCATCACCTATGTCACTTGAGATTGAAGTGACATAATTTCCATCATAGTTTTTAGTTGCTCTAGGTTCAACAGAATAAGTAACATCTCTTCCAACAGCCTTTGCACCAGGACCAGATGTTCCTGCAAGATAACCAACAGAAACCTTTTTGATGATATCTGCTGTTGCAGAAGAAACTGGACCAAACAGGTATGTTTTTGCTGTGAATCTAAGTGTGTAAATTAATGCCCTTCTTGTAGTAAAATCACCCTCATAGTCATCATTCATTGTGATGCTATCAAGGACAATTGGAATATCTCTTTTTTCTCCGATTTCACTAATAAGATTAACACTCAAATTAAATGAAGGTTGAAAATATGGTAAAATTTGCTCCACAATTTGAAGCATATCATCATTCAGTTTAGTTAAAATATTAAGTTCAAACTGCATATTATAAGGAACAGGCATATATACCTTCTTTTCCTGTGATTTATTCGCAGTGTTTGCTGTAATAAATGTTTGAGTTGTTGTTACCTTTCTACTTGGATCATAATTCAATCCAATAAACTCAAAAGACATTCTTGGAAGACTAATTTGAACTGGTTTGTTCAAATCTGGTGATTGCTCAAGTCTTGCCAAAAACTTTTGCATTGGACCATATGCCAATGGCACCTTTATTTCGCTCACGACATCATCGCTGCTATCAGTATGTTTAATAGTCATCCCATTAAACAGTGTACCAAAAGCGATTACAGTCTTTCTTAATATTTCGTGGTAAAAATATTCAAACATTTGAAAAAAGTTATTTGTAAAATAGCGAACAAATTCGTAAGATTATTTATGGCGTCCCAAATGGGTTCTTCTCAGTAAAATCTAATATTGCATCAGCTTCGGTTTCAATATTGTCATTATCTGCATATGGATCAATAATATCGTATGTATTAACTGCTAATATTGATCTACTTGCACTACTTGCTGAACCAACAAGTGTTTCTCCAGTTAAGAATGTGCCAGAAACTATCTTGAGTTCCAAGACGTTTGTATTGGCATTCCAAGAATTGACATACGCTGTAGTTCCACTTACTGAACCTGTTACTATCTCGTTGTATGAATAACTTCCAGTATTTCCTAGACCGCTTGGAGAACCAATTGTAATCGTTGGTGCTACTGTATATCCAACACCAGCATCAATAACTCTAATTGCAGTAACAATACCTGCAGAACTAATAAGAGCAGTTCCTGTTGCTGTTGTTCCCACACCAGTAGGACCACTAAAGGTTACTATTGGTGAGTTAGTGTATCCACCACCACCATTAGTGATAGTAACGACACCTACAATACCATCAGCGATTTGTGTAGTTGCTGCTGCTCCTGCTCCACCACCACCAATAAAAGCAACACCAGGTGCTACTGTATATCCATAACCTGGATTGATAAGTTCAACACCCTGAACTTTTTGATCGTCTGTGATGCCAACACAATCAACCAATCCAGTAATCATTGTAGCAATACCAACTGCAGTCAATCCTCCAGAAGGTGCAGAGGAAATAGCAACTCTAGGTGCAGAAGTATAATTATCGCCACGATTTGTTAATGTTATGAATCTTACTCCACCATTTACAATTCCTGTTATCGCAGATGCAGTTGATGCTAAACCAACCATCGTGAGTGTAATATTGTATCCTTGGTCAACAATATTGTCATCAATTTCTGCAACATCAGTATCAATTACCTCATCTTCATATCTAAACAGTTCGCAAGTCAACTGATAGACATAATTTTTTTGTAATTGATAAAATGGTTTTTCGTGTTCTACGTATTTAATTTCAAATAATCTGTCACCCAAAGGAAAATAAATTAAATCCCCTTCCTTTGGTCTACTTGCAAGTTCTATATTACTTAAACTTTTAGTTAATGGGGTTATATATTCTTCAAACCTTTCTTTTGAAATTGTCAAAATAAGATCATCCATTTCTTGGATGCCAAATTTTGACATCAAAGTTCCTAGACCATTATATCCTTCATATGTATCAACATATGCTTCTATTGGGTATGCATTATCAAATTTGGATTCAATTACTTCTCTAATTATGGTTTTTTTAGTAACATATTTTCTTGGAAGATAATATACTTCTACACCATATATTTTTAATTGCTCATTAATTAAGTCTTGTATTAGACTTTGTTCTGTTTTTGAACCTTGTTGGAAAAATGGATTCAACATATGATTAACCTATCATATCCAGTGGTGGAAGTTCATATGTATTAGACATTCTTTCCATTATGGTGTCTAATTCTTTTTGTGCATCATCGTATATTTGTCTACCATTTAGTTCAACACCACCAGGAAGTTTTACTCCTTGGAATTTGATTAGGTTTTGACCCCACTGGCGTTTGATAAGAGCGGTCAAATAAATTTTTAAGAACGAATCGTTCCACACACGACTAAAATCATTTGGATCTAACGCACGGAAACAATCAATAACAAAATAATCACCAACACTAACACTTCCCCAGTCAATATCAAGATATAATCTATCCATTCTTTGATTAAATCTGATTTGTTTTTGTGTTGTCAATAGAAAATCCATATCCTCAAGATATGTCTTGACCATTGCGTATGTCAATAATTCTGTTGAACCCCAATAGTAAATATCATTTAAAAACATTTGATACTTAACACTGAACATATTATTAGTTACAGTGTTTGTTCCATCAAAGTGGAATATTTTTGTAATACCAATAACTGATGGTGGAATTTGTAAATAATTGCTGTTTTCTTTGTATGAAAATGTTGTTGCAGCACCTGCTATTGTTGCAGATGCTGTTGTTGTAACAATTCCTGCTGTTGGATTTGCTCCGTTAGGTGCTCTACCTCTATCAATATCTTCTTGAGTAACTTGATACTTTAAGTACATTTGAGAGACACCATCAAAGTGTCTCTCTTGAAAAAATTGAATTGCGTCATCAACTAAATCGTCAATTTGCTCATCTGCAACGTTAATTTCCAAAACTGGCGCCCCCAGTTTTCTCTTGCAGTAATCTATCAAATCCTGTCTGGAAGATGGTTGCGCCATTTACTTAATAACCTCTAAAAAATATTTATCTTTAGTTGAAACCTATAGTCCTTTTGACAAATTTTTTAGCAATGTTTTAATTTCATCCAAATCATTTTTGATAGAGGTAACTTCACACTCTATACTATTGATTCTATCCTTTTCATTTTCTTGAAATTTTTTTCTAGAAAGATACATCGCGTGCTCAGATTGATTTGTACTCACAATAGCATTAGTATTTGTATCTCTATAGAGATGATTTTCACCTTCAACTGGTACTAAATTCATTTTCTACCTCAAGCAAGTGCAATAACTCTAAGATCTTGAATTACAGGAACAATAGCCTGATTTGTAGAAGTCATAACAAGTTTAATTCTAAAGTTCTTGAATGAAGGTAAGTTGTCAACGGTAAATTCATATTCTTTAAATGATCTTGGGGTTGGAACATAATCATAGAATGAATTTTTCAGTATTAATGTATCAGGCGATCCTGTGTTAGATGATTGATCAATAACCTGTCCAGAAGAAAGGTTTGAATAACCAGGGAAAGCGGTAAATATTGGTGACTCACTTACATCATTCTGAACAGAGTAGAATGCTCTAATATCATTCTGCTCATTTATTGCACCAGTAAGAATAATCTTAATTGAAGTTGCAGAAGTTTGTAATGTGATTGGTTTGGAAACATAGTAGAATGAGTTTGGATCATTCTCGATTCCATTTACTCTGTTATCGGTAATGTAGTTTGTGATTGGTTGATTGACTCTGTTTGATGTAAAGATTATGTTGGTTTTAGTAAGATCAATGCAAGGCGATAATCTTTGATCAACACTCAATAAGTTCATATTCATTGTGAACGATTTATTGCCTGGTAAACTTGTTAATCTTGCATCTTCATTCACTTGAGAAGCAATAATTCTTGGTGAATCAAAGTAATTTGTGTTGTTTAATGAAATTGGTTGGAATCCCTTATCAAGATAAGGTGTTTCAGTGCCATCAATACTTTGACCACTTACAGTTCTTACGGCAGCAGAAATTGTTGTGAATTTTGGACTGATTGTTCTAATTGAAGGAGTAATAAGTTCAAATGGTACATTATATGTTGCAGAAACATTAAGACCACCTGTTTTCTTGGTCTCATTAAAGAACAGTGCTGGCAATGAACCAGAACCTGTTCTATCAGTAAGATCAGTGCCAGAATTCATATCGGTTTTCAGGTAGTAATAATCTAATCCAATCTGCTCATTAATATCAGCATCATTTAAATCATGTGTCTTGTTAATTCTCAGAAGTGAAACGCCATTAAGTTCATACTTATAAACTAATTCACCATTGCTATGTGTAAATGCTTTTGTTCCATCCACTTCTCTGGTAACACCTGTCAAAGTATTTCCAGAAACTCCTGTATATTTGATGATTTCATTTCCAATTAAAACATAACCAGGATTTGTGCTAGCAACACTTACATTTTCAAAAGTTGTGAAGTTTGAAGTGCTGGCAACAGAAATACTTGCTGTTGATGCTGCTTCATAATCAAGAGAAAGAGTTGTAGGTATTACATCTGATTTTGCATTAATAATTGTTACCTTATTAACATCAGAATGCATTCCGTGGTTTCTTTGATTGACCTTGAAATGTAATCCATCATAAATTTCTTCAACCGTTTGTGTTATGGTAACATTTCCACCATAAGCACTGTTAAGGGTTGTAGTTACGCCAGAGTTATTAACATAAGTAAGTGTATATCCTGCACCAACAGTAAAGTCACCTTGAACATCATCAATTACCAATTCGTTAACACCACTCAGAGTAGAAACACTTAATCTCAGATTTCTTCCAATAGAAGATATTCCAATAGAAGAAACTGTAAGCAAATCACCAACAGAATAACCATTTCCACCATTAGCAACAGTCGCAGCAACTGCAACTCCACTATCAATGGTTATATTTGCAGTTCCATTCTTACCTGTTCCAGTAACATTGGTAAGAACGAGATTATTGTAAGTAACAGCGCCTGCACTTGGAGTGTATCCAATACCAGCATTTGTTATACTCAAAGTTGCTACTGTTCCAGCAGTACCAACAAGAGTTC